GGGAGAATTTCTCGAAGAGCAACATCCACTGGCCGGACATGCCATAGTTTGGCGTCCTATTGTCAACATACAACCTGTAGGGAGGAAAAGGGTCGTCGCAGTGCGCACGAAGGCCGGTTTTTATAAAACCGCTTTCGGAATGTCGCATAATTGCGACGACCTCTAACTAGAGAACGACGAGATCGTGATGAATCCCGAACGGAGGGAGAAGTTCAGGAAGTGGCTGATGAACGCTCTTATCCCTTGTGGGTCGGATAGCTGCCTGATTCGCCTTGTTGGGACCGTTCTTCACCTGGACTCGATGCTTCAGAGGCTTTTGGACGATAAGACGTGGGATACCCTGAGATACGAGGCTCATAACGACGATTTCTCAGAGATTCTCTGGCCCGAACAGTTCTCTAAAGACCGTTTACTTGGGATTAGGGCTGGGTATGAGGCTCAGAACGATTTAGACGGATATGCCCAAGAGTATCTCAACCGCCCTATCGCTGTAGGGAACACCTACTTCAACAAAGACTACTTTTTCGACCTCGAAAGGGACGATGACGGCTTTCCTTACATTCTCAAGAAGCGTGATGTTCCTCGAATGGAGTTTTACGCCGCTGCTGACTTTGCTATCTCAGAAAGGGAGAAGGCTGACTATACGGTGATTATGGTCGCCGGTATGTGCCATGAGGGGAAGTTGCACATTGTCGACATGAGAAAGGGTCGATGGGACTCAGAGGCGATCATCGCGGAGTTGATTTCAGTACAAAGGGCGTGGAATCCGAACGTCTTCACCTTTGAAACGGAGAAGATTGACAAAGCCATTGGGCCTTTCTTAGAAAAAGAGATGCTCAGGACGGGTGTTTTTCTAAACATCCACAAAATCACCCCTACCAAGTCGAAAACCACCAGAGGTCGGTCCATTCAGGCAATGGTGAAGGCCAGGGCGGTGCATTTTGATAAGAAAGCGGAGTGGTATCCGGGGTTAGAGAACGAGTTGCTGACCATCTCGGATTCCGGTCCTAAAGGGAAGCACGACGACTGTTTTGACGCCTTCTCTTACATCGGTTTAACCGTAAATCGGTACTTTGAAGCCCAGTCAGACCAAGAAGTAGAAGACGACGAATACGAAGAAGCCTTTGACGACTTTCACGGACGTAACGGAACGACAGGGTATTGATGGAAAAGCTTGAAACAAAACTGAAGCTGGCCGACCTGTCAAGCCTTCAGAACATCGCCACAAGGCTCTCTGATGACGACTTGATGAAGATTGGCTTTAGAGTCGTTGAGGACTACGAAACTGATAAACAGTCTCGTTCTTCGTGGGAAGCGAAGATGAAGCAGGCCAATAAGCTTGCTTTACAGATTGTGGAACAGAAGTCTACCCCCTGGGAGGGCGCTTCCAACGTCAAATTCCCCCTATTGACCATTGCCAGCCTTCAATTTGCCTCAAGAGCGTATCCTGCACTTGTAAAAGCGCCTGATTTGGTCAAATTCCGTGTTCAAGGGAGAGACCCTGAAGGGGCGAAGGCTGCGCGGGCGGGAAGAATCTCCGCCCATATGTCCTACCAACTGTTAGAACAAGATGAGCAGTGGGAGGAGCAGCACGATAGGGCATTCATCGCCCTCCCCATTTTAGGATGTGTGTTCAAGAAGTCCTATTTTGACCCCGTGAAAGGTCATAACTGTTCCAAAACCGTCCTTCCGATGGATTTGGTGGTTCACTACTACGCCAAGTCCTTAGAAGAGTGTGAGAGGAAGACGGAGGTATTTCAGTCTTCAGAGAGGATTATTCGGGAAAGACAGCTTAAGGGCTTGTATGTCGAGCATGACCTACCCCCTGCAACTCAAGACACCGAGGCCCAGGCAGACGAAAGACAGGGAACAACCCCCCCTGCGAATGACACGAATCGCCCCAGAACGATTCTTGAGCAACACGCCTACCTCGATTTAGACGGTGATGGGTATCCAGAGCCTTACGTCCTTACAGTAGATAAAGAGTCAAGGAAGGTATTCAGGATTGTCAACCGCTTTGGGGAAGTGGTTACAGAGCAATCCCTGAAGGTCGATCAACTCAAGGTTCAAATCAAAGACATCGCCACGTCTCTCCCGCAAGAAGGAAGCGAAGAAAACCTGATTGCTGCTAATAGAGCAGAGCAGACAATTACGATGCTCAAGACTCAGATTGAAAGATTTGAGCTTCAGGCTCCGAAAGTCTTGAGAATCAAAGCGGTTGAGTATTACACCAAGATCCCGTTCATCCCCGCTCCCGATGGGGGTTTCTACGATTTGGGATTTGGCGCGCTTCTAGGCCCTTTGAACGATTCCGTAGACACCCTTATCAACCAACTGATCGACTCTGGCTCACTTCAGAACGGTTCTGTCGGGTTTATTGGTAAGGGCGCTAGGATCAAGGGGGGCAAAGTCCGTTTCTCTCCAAACGAGTGGAAACGGGTGGATGTCGCCGGACCAACTTTAAGGGACGCACTTGTACCACTCCCGGTAAACGCCCCATCTCCTGTTCTGTTCAACCTTCTTGGTTTGCTGGTCCAATACACCGAGAGAGTATCTTCTGTTACTGAGGCGATGTCGGGAGAGAACCCCGGACAGAATACCCCTGCCTACAACATGAGCGCGATGCTCGAACAGGGGCTTCAAGTATTCAACGGGATATTTAAAAGAGTCTACCGCTCCTTCCGGTCTGAATTAAGAAAGCTCTACGCCCTGAACGCCATCTACTTGGATGAAGAAGAGTATTTCGAGTATCAGGATGGAGATGGGAATGCTTATAGAGAAGACTACAAGGCCGATGTAAAAGACCTCGTTCCTGCCGCTGATCCAAACGCCTTTTCGAATAAAGAAAAGCAGATGAAGGCTCAGATGATCGCAGAGCGGTCAATGATGGTTCCGGGTTACGACAAGATCAAAGTGGAACAAAGACTGCTTGAGTCTATGGACGTCCCAGACGCAGCGGAGTTGTTCCCGACCCAACAGAACCAAGAGACAGGCGCGATTGAACTTGTATTCCAGCCCGGTCCAGATCCAGAATTCCAGATCAAGCAGCTTGAGGAACAGAGAAGGACTCTCGATTCTCAACAGAAATTCCAGTTAGAGGCCCAACTGACCGAAGCCAAGATCGCATTGATCGAAGTACAGATCATTGAAGTCATGGCTAGAGCGGAGTTGGCCGCAGACACCCCTGAGCTCAAGCGCATGGAACTTGCGCTAGATGAGATGAAGGACCGTAGAAAGAATCTCTTAGAAATGGCGAAGATAGATGAAGAAAGAACTGCAAGAGCAGATAAGTCAGTGGACGGAAAACCCGATAACGGTTGAACTTCATCGCCTCATAACTGAACAACTTAAAGAAATCCAGGCAGCAAAGGGACATGCGTATGCGCCCTTTGAGCCGGGTAAGACCCAGGAAATCTTGGCTAACCTAAATGGTGCCGAAGATACCTGGGAAGTAGTCCTTGAACTCCTTGAGGGAGATTGGACAGCAGTTAGTGAGGAAGAAGATGGAGAATCAATCGGGGATTTATCCCCTGACGGACAAGGTGCTGATTAAACCCGACATCATCGAAGAAAAGACCGATGGCGGAATAATCATAGCCGAATCGACCAAAGAGCAGCACCAGGCCGCACAAGCGGTTGGAACGCTTATTGCTATTGGCCGAGACGCATTCAAGAACACGACTACGAATGTGTATTCAGGCGACAGCATGAAACTCACCGAAAGGCGGGTTGAGCGTTGGGACGGAACGGCAGAACCCGGACAGCGGGTGATGTATGCCAAGTACGGCGGCTATTCGGTGGTCGGTAAAGACGGCGAGGTTTATCAGGTCATGAACGACCGCGACTTAACTTGTGCCGTGGATGAGGGTGTCAAGTACACAGGAATCCAATCAAGAAAGAGGATGAAATAGTGAGTGAAGAAAGAGACTGGGAAGTTGAAGCCCGTTCGGGTGGTTGGGTTCCTGAACCCGATGGAGTATCGGAAGAGAAGAGAGTTGATGCCAAAACCTTCGTAGAGCGCGGCGAGAAGATCGCTGGCGTTATGAAATCGAAGGTGGAGCGCCTCGAATCTAAGATTGATGAGCTTTCAAAAGGCAATGCTGATTTTCAGAAGTATCACCAGCAGACCCTAGAGAAAGAGAAGAAGAAATCTCAAGAGCGCATTGCTCAACTGGAGTCGGAACGCGCCGAAGCCATCACTGAAGGCGACGGTACGCGATTCACGAAGGTTGACAAAGAGTTGACAGAGTTGCGCTCTGAATCGAAAGAGGAGATGCAAAAACTCAACCCGCTCGCTGAAAAGTGGGTGGAAGAGAACGCTTGGTACAACTCCAACCAGAAACTTTCCGCGTTTGCCGATGGGATAGCCGAAAAGGTTATTGCTGAAGGTTATACGGGGAAGGCGTACTTCAATGAACTGACTCGAAGAACGAAAGAGACGTTCCCAGAAGAGTTTAAGAACCCTGCTCGCAGCAATGCCAGTTCGGTTGAGACAGACACAGAAAGACAGACAGATGACCCGAAACCCAAAAGTTGGGGATCGCTTCCGAAGGCGGATCAGGAACAGTGCTTGAAGTTCGTTAAGAACATTCCTGGCTTCACCAAAGAGCAATTTCTAACTGAATACGATTGGGATTAAGAAATGGAAAAGAGACAGAGAGCAGTAAACAAGAAAGATCGAGTTCCTTTTGGTGGTCTGCGAACCAAGTTGCAGGTATCAGCGGCAGATTTAAAAGAACATCTGCATGGGTATCACCTTCATTGGATCAACGACAAAGACGGACGCATTGAGGCAGCACAGAATGCTGGCTATACGTTTGTCGAACCACACCAAGCGCCGTCATTGGGTGTTGCAAACATCCACGGTGAGAATTCGGACCTCAATTCAAAAGTAAGCAAAGTTGTGAGCAGAAGCGGAACCCCGATTCGCGCCTACCTGATGAAGCTTCAACAGGACTGGCACGACGAAGATTCTGCGGCAAAGATCGCCGTGACTCGAAAGGTTGACGAAGCTCTGCGACCGATAACCCAAGGTGGACAAACGCTTGAAAGTGGCTATACCCCCAGTTGACTCTGGATGCCATGTTCGTTTGTCCTTCACTTATTTCTAAAGGAAAATAAATATGGCTAATTCAGACGCCGCATTTGGATTCCGCCCCGTAAACCGTACTGGCAGCCCGTATTCCGGCGCTGCCCAACGTTGCGTCATTGCCGCTGGCAATGGCACTGCAACGTTTGTCGGTGACGCGGTGAAACTGGCAGGCAGTTCTGTTAACGGTTATCCGACTGTTATTCAGTGTGCCGCTGGCGACCCCGTGTTCGGAGTGGTTACATCCTTCGAGGCAAACGGTAGCGATCTTTCGCTTCAATACCGCGCTGCTTCGACTCAGCGTTTTTGTCAAGTGGCTATGGCTTCGGATTCTTTTTTCGAGGTTCAGGCGGACGACGACACAACTACTATCGCAGCAACCGATGTTGGCCTTAACGCCGACTTCGTTGTTGGGACTGGTAGCACTGTGACGGGATATTCCGCGATGGAGCTTAACTCAAACACCAATGGCACTAGCAGCGCGCTCGACTTGCAAATCGTTGCCTTAGTTGATCGCGCCGACAACGAAATCGGTGCCATCAATCAGAACGTTATCGTTCGATTCAACGACCCGCAGGACAAGCCTGTTAGAACGGGAGTATAAGAAATGCCTATTTCAACTGGCAATCATCCAAAGGCATTGTGGCCTGGTGTAGCTGGCTGGTTCGGCGCTCGATACAATGAGCACTCCCGCCAATATACTAAACTTTTTGAAGTCAAGACTTCGACTAAGAATTACGAAGAACTTGTGCAGCAAACTGGTTTCGGCCTCGCCCCGGTAAAACCCGAAGGCTCCGCAACAGCGTATGACTCTCATCAGCAGGGTTATGTGTCTCGTGGAGTGAACGTCGCATACTCTCTTGGTTACAACGTGACCAGAGAGGAGCTGGCTGACAATCTCTACGAGGCTGTTTCCATGCGTCGCGCCGGATCTCTGGCGTTTTCGTTTGGGCAAACCCGCGAGCAAGTTGGTGCCAACGTCTACAACCGCGCATTTAGTCCCTCCTATGTGGGCGGCGATGGCGTTGAGCTTCTGAGTACTGCACACCCCTCGGTGAGCGGGAATCAGTCCAACGAACTTGCGACTGCTGCTGACTTTTCCGAAGCCGCGCTGGAAGACCTGACCATTCAGATTATGAATGCAACGGACCCCAAGGGCCTGAAGATCAGCATTACCCCCAAGTGTCTTATTGTCCCGACCTCTCTTGTCTATGAGACTGAGCGCGTCCTGAAGTCGAATCTGCGGGTTGATACCGCAAATAACGACATCAACGCAATCAAGTCGATGGGCGTAATCCCCGAAGTCGTGGTTAACAACTACCTGACCGACACTGACGCATGGTTTATCAGAACCGGCGGCGTCGAAGATGGTCTGGTGTGGTATGACCGCGAAGGCGTTCAGTTCACGAAGGACTCAGACTTCGATACGGACAATGCCAAGGCAAAGGGATATATGCGCTTTGTAGCCTTCTGGGGGGATTGGAGATCCCTGTACGGCTCACCCGGCGCTTAGTTATTTATAAGGAGTTTTCTCCTTAAGTAAGCGACAACTCTCCTGGGGGCTTCGGCCCCCTTTTCTTTTGAACTTATGAAACATTCTAAGGACGGCACGCCGTTCATAAGGAAATACTATGTCTAATTATCCAGGCGGGTTTCCGGGCGGTATTACCGTTCGCGGACAACCTCTTCAACTGTTGCACCCCGGAGAAGTATTCTGGGTGAACAACTCTTCTGTTCTCGCCAAGAGTGGCGTGGGCGGATCTAACGGCAATGACGGCTCTTACCGTAAGCCGTTCTCTACCATTGACTACGCGGTAGGCAGATGTACTGCTTCGCGTGGCGATGTCATTATGGTCATGCCGGGTCATGCTGAGTCGATTACTTCAGCTACCACGCTGGCTCTTGACGTTGCTGGCGTTGCGGTTATTGGCTTGGGTGGAGCTACGGGTCGCCCGACTCTGACGTTCACCACAGCTAACACAGCGACTATCAACATCTCGGCGGCTAACGTCACGGTGAAGAACATCAGCTTTGTTGGTAACTTCCTCAGTATTGTTTCTGCAATAACTATTGGTGCGGCCCCGTCTTGCACTATCGAAGGTTGCGGATTCAGCGATACGAGCGCTATTCTTGGCTTCCTTTCGGCCATTAAAACCACGGTTACTGTGAATGCAGACCATCTGCATATCCTCAACAACCGTATTCATCCCATTGCAACAACTCGGTCAACAGCACCGATTGTTGTTCTCGGGGCGATGACTGGTCTGACCGTGAAGGATAACCGGGTAACTTCTAGCGTTGCTCAAAACAACGTATCTCAGTTTATCAGCCATGCGGCGTTGGTAATGACCGATCTGTTGGTCACTCACAACACTGTGTACTGCATAAACACCGATACGGCGACGGGCGCTGTGTTGCTGTCTACAACCGCCACTACGGGTTCTGGGATTATCGCCCATAACCGGGTGCGGGCACTGGACACTGCATCGGCCATTGTGGTCACGGCGGCGGCTGTACAGTACGGCATGTTTGACAATCTTTACACTGGCGAAACAACGCTGCTGTCAGGGTTTGTCCTTCCTGCTATTGCTTCTGACGCCTAAGTTTATGGCCCCCTTCGGGGGGCCTTTTTTCAATGGTGAATGAATCCTATGGCGACATCAGGCTCTAAAGACTTCGCAATCTCAAGGTCAGATATTGTCGAGGGCGCTCTTAGGAAACTGGGCGTTTACGACATTGGCGAGCCTCCATCTGGCGATGATACTGCCGCTGCGAGCATGGCCCTTAACCTCATGGTGAAGGAGTGGGCTGCGCGTGGGGCTGGCATCTTTCTTCGAGAAGAAGTGACCCTGTTCCTTCAGCCTCAATCGAAGACCTATTTGCTTGGCTCAAGCGGCACAAACGCTACCAAGTCTTACGTCGAAACGACCCTTTCTGCGGATGAGGCGACTTCCCAAACAACGATTTCTGTCACTTCTGAGACTGGAATGACCATAGCCGACAACATCGGCATTAAACTGGATGATGACTCGATTCACTGGTCAACCATCGCTTCCTTAGCCACCCTCACGATAAACCACGCTTTACCGTCTGCGGCGGCTTCAGGGAATAAGGTCTACGCCTACACCACCAAGGCGCAACGCCCTCAGAAGCTCATATACGCCTTCAGACGGGACACTTCAGACATTGATACCGAAGTGACCCTTGAGGGAGAGATCGAATATCAAAGATTGTCCTCGAAATCCTCAGAAGGCCCGCCAGTTTTAGCCTTTTATCGCCCAAGCCTTACAAACGGGACGCTTCACGTCTGGCCGGTAGATGGAGGAAGTTCTGTAGACAAGATGATTTACATCAGTCAAGTCTTGACGGACGATTTTGATTCTTCTGCAGATAACCCACAGTTCCCTATCGAGTGGGGCAATGCCCTCGTTTGGGGGTTGGCGTCTGAGCTTGCTCCTGAATACGGGCTGCCAAGACTGGAGCGTAGGGAGCTGGCGATCATGGCAAGGCAGAAGTTGGATGATGCGCTCGATTACGATGTCGAGAACGCTGACGTTATCTTCACGATGGGCGGTCGTTGATGAAGCTTGCCTTAATCGGCGGAGCCTACAAAGGCCGGTCGAGCAATGTTTCTTCTGAGACTTGCATTAACCTGTTCAAAGAGGGCGACTCCCTTGTCGGCACGCCTGGGGATTCTGTTTTCAACAGTTCCTACTCTGGTCCGGTAAGAGGGGGGATTGAGTACAACGACCTCGCTTACTTCGTCATTGGGAATACTCTCTACGAGTTCAACTCTGCGGGGGGCGGCGCTTCCAGGGGAACCATAGGAACGGCCACAGGTCGTGTCTCTATGGCTCACAATGGGGTCCGTTCAGGGGCCAACCAGCAGATATTCATTGCTGATGGGACAAGTGGGTACATCTACGACAACGCCACCTCCACTCTGGCTGAGATTTCAGACGCGGACATGACTTCTGCCGATACCGTTGTGTTCTTCGATGGCTACTTTCTGTTCAACCAGACGAACACCGATAGATTCTGGCAGACCGCAGCGTATGACGGGACCAGTATTGTAGCAACAGACTTCTATACTGCGGAAGGTGATCCTGATAAAGCGGTTTCTCTGCTCACAGACCGAAGGCAACTCTTCGTTTTTGGTCAGAAGACGACTGAGGGCTATTACAACTCTGGCGACGCTGATAGTACCTTCCAGAGATTCCAAGGGGGCTTTTCTCAGACTGGGTGTGCTGCTGCATTCTCTGCTGCTCGATTTGACAACGCAGTTATGTGGCTTTCGAGAAACGAGAAGGGCGATGGCGAGATAGTGAGGATGGCGGATGGCTACCAGCCCGTCACTGTTTCAACCCATGAAATCAACTATCAGATTAGCAAATACACGACTATCTCAGACGCCTTTGCATACGCTTATAGACATGAAGGCCATGAGTTCTACGTCATTACCTTCCCTACGGCAAATGTTACTTGGGTATACGACGCTTTAGAGAAAGAGTGGCATCACAGGGCGCATAACATAGGTGGCGTGTTCCCAAGTCGGGAACGGTACAACTGCCACGTTTTCGCCTTTGGAAAGCATCTCTTTGGCGATTACTCGAACGGGAAGATTTACGCCCTTAGCGGAACGTCTGCGACCGTAAACGGAGAGAGGATTGAGAGAGAAAGAGCCACTGTAGGTATTGCTGACGAAGATGAAGGCCGCGTAAGGATTCATTCATTCCAGCTCGATATGCAGGAAGGTATTGGAGATCAAACCACTGACGATGACGGGTTGATTTACCTCTCTTACTCGAAAGACGGTGGGCACACATGGAGCAATGAAGTCTCCAGAGATGCAGGGGATACGGGGGAGTACGACAAGCGGATTATCTGGCGAAGACTTGGCATTGGTAGGAACTGGATCTTCCGTATCAGGACGTGGACTCCTCAAAGGGTTGTGTTTAAGGGGGCGATAGTACAAACCTATGAGCAGCCCTAGATTCCGAGAGAACCCAGGGGTACAGAGATACCCGAAAGACGAAAGAGAGTGGGGACATTGGATCAACGAGGTTAGCCGATGGTTCGCGGACCAGCTTGACGTAATCGCCGCTCAAGTAGCTGCCGCCGCCGCTCAAACTTCCGCTAACAACGCAGCCGCGTACTTCAAGGGCAACCCTGCAACTTTTGTATGGAACTCTGATGCTGTTGGCGTTGCCCCTGCTGGCAACCCCACCAGGGATCTAGTTTTGGTCTGTTACGACAAGACCGGGGCTTCAATATCGACCAGAACCCTTAGAGGGACGCTGACTTCTGCCGCAGCGACGATTGCTGTCACGAACGTATCCACTGGAGGTCTAGCCAACGCCTACGTTTTGGTTGATGACGGGACCGCTAGTGTGAGGGCGGATATAACCGTTACTTTCGCAGACAGTTCAAAGGCCACTAGCACGCTGGCTTGGAGCTTTGTTGACGAAGCGGCTGCCGGTGGAACACCTACGAGCGGGGGTGGGAAGTAATGTTCAGACCCCCGACAATGTTGGACTTCCAGTTCATCTTTGAGTGTTACGAAGATTGGCCGGTTACTGAGGCTCTCGGGCCGGTTCTTGAATCTGATGTAAAAGACTGGATTCGCTTCTGGATGAACCGAGACGCCGAGACTTGTCTTGTTTGGGAGGATGTAGTCCCGATTGGGCTTCTGACCTACCGGAAGAATATGTTCGTTGCTGTGATAGACAACATTGTTGTTCTCCCCAGTGAAAGGGGTATTGGCCACTCCACAAGAATGATGTCGGCGCTGAAAGATAAATTGGTTGCTGAGGGTGTGGTGGTGGCTGAATTTGAAGCAATCCCCGGACGTATTGCGGATAAGACGATACGTGGGGATTTCCAGAGAATCGGAGAAGGTATAGGCCGAAGGTCAGGGCTTCCGGTTGTTGTAGGCCGCGTGACGGATGACATGGATGTTTGAAGTAATCGAAAGGGCCGACTCTGAGGTTGCTCAAGTATCTAGGATACTCGCCCTTCAAGAAGCGATGAGGTCTCTGCCTCAAATCAAGGAAGAGTTATTCCACCATTTCTGTCATGGGGTGTATGCTCGACAGATGAACATCCCTGCTGGCACAGTCATAGTCGGCAAGAAGCACAAACGAAACTGTATCAACTTCATCATGGCGGGAGAGGTTGAGGTTGTTTCTGCGGAAGGCAAGACCAGGATCAAAGCACCAGAGATATTCGTATCTCCCGCAGGTACTAAGCGGGCGATGGTCGCTCTATCTGATCTGACATGGGTAACGGTACACGCCTCACAGGAGACTGACTTGGACAAACTAGAAGACGAACTGATTGAGGTGGAAGAATGACTTGGTCAATGGTTGGCACTGCCGCAATAGGCGTTGCGGGATCTATCGGTGGAGGGCTTCTCGGTTCCAGCGCCGCTGGTAAAGCGGCTCGTCAGGCGGACAGAACAGCACAAGCAGAACTTGGCTTCGCTGCTGAAAGCCGGGATATGGCAAGGGCGGATGCCGCTCCTTATCGTGACTCTGGATATACCGCTCTTGATAATCTAATGACCCTTACGGGCATGGAATCCCCTCGCTCTTTAAGGAGAGCAGTAGATTATGGGGTGGACGAATCCCCTCAAGACTACAAGTACAAGAAGGCAGGAAAGGCCACAGACTACGATGTTCAGAAGGCCTTTCAGGAGTTCGCTGGTCGTAAGGCCACTGAAAGGGAACTGAAATACTACACAGGAAGAGAGCGGGCTGACCAGCTCTACTTCGACGTTGTAGAGGCTGGCATTCAACGAAGAAACACTCAGAGGCGGGAAGAAGAGGGTGCTGCTGTAAGTAACGCCCCTCCCAGACAAACCCCCGAGGAGATGGTCAAGGCCGATCCGGGGTATCAATTCCGATTGAACGAAGGCATGTTTGCACTAGAGAAGGGTGCCGCTTCGAGAGGGGGCCTTCTTTCTGGAGGTTTTGCAAGGCAGGCTTTGAGATACGGCCAAGACTACGCATCCAACGAGTACCAGAACGTCTACAACCGCATTTCCAATATTGCAGGATTGGGTCAGGCTGGCGTTCAACAATCGGGCAACGCTGCAACCAACTACGGAAATCAAGCCGTTAATGCCGTTGGTAATGCCGGTTATACAAGAGGGTCTAGTTATCTCGCTAAAGGTAATGCTTGGGGAAGTGCTTTAGAGGGAAGTGCGGCCGCGCTTGGACAAGTTGACTGGGGTGCAGTTTTCGGAAGAGGCGGAAGCGGCGGAGGCGGAAGCGGCGGAGGCGACGGAGGCGGAAGGGTCGGTTCTGACGCCGCAATCGACTGGGCCAACAACCAGAGATATTCATAATGCCAGTTTTAGACATCGCGGCGGGTCTCCGCCCCGTTAGACCAGCAGAAGCTTTCATCAACAGCAAAGCCCTCCGTCTATCTCAACAGATGGAAGAACAGAAGATGGCTATGCAGCTTAGGAATGAGCAGCGGCAGATTGAGCAGACCCAGTATGAGAATCAGCGGCAGATTGAGCAGACCCAGTATGAGAATCAGCGGCAGAAGTCTCAGGACGAAACCGGGAGAAAGGACAGGGAAATTAAACTGCAAGACGCCTTTGAAAATGAAATCAGAGGCGTTCTCTATAACTCTAAAATTACCGAAGATCAAAGAATGGAGGGGATTCAGTCCATTGGTGAGAAGTATGAGCGCACCAACGGGCAGATGATAACGCCCGAAGGTATTGAGAGATTTAAGGCCAAGATCCCGCCGCCAGATAAAAAACTTACTAACGTCGCCAAAAACGCAACCTTGTTTGATGAAGAGTCCGGAACGCCGGTATACACGAACACCGTTGCCGGTGATGAAAAACTTCCCGCCGCAGATATTCAAAAGCTGGAGCTTGCGAGAAACATTCTTACTAATCCAGACTCCCCCGCGCACGACATAGCGTGGGCCAAGAAAGTTACGAACTTGGGACAGGCGGCAGACGACCGAAGCACAGAGAAGGAGCGGGTTAGCGCAGATCTGGAGAAATACGAAACAGAAGGGTATGAAACGCCTCAAGACGAGGTTCGACACAAGCTCGCGTGGCTGCGGGCGGAGGCTGGCGGCATGGACCCTGAAAGAGCTGGGTTCAGAAATCCTGGCGTACAAGCGAAGAAAGCCAAGTTCACCGCGCTACAACTCAAAGACGTTAAATCTACTATTAGAACCCTTGACCAGTCGGCTGAGTGGATTGATTCCGCACTCGATAATGTCGGTCCTTGGACAATCGGCGTCCCCGGTATTGCCAAGCGCGCAGAAGAAACCATTCGTGGATTCATGGACCCATCCACCCAACAACCCGCCAAAGACTTCAAGCGGATGGTAAGCAAACTGAAAGCGGTGAATTGGAAGGAAATGGTTGGTTCTGGGCAAATCAGTGCTGCCGACTACATCTTTCTGGGCGATATTTTCGAAGGGTTGTCAGTATTTGATGACCCCGTTGCAACGGCCAATAGCCTAGTAGAACTTAGAGACTGGCTGTCGTTCAAGCGGGATGGTCACGCCGCGTCTGCCGAGTTCGCGCCTCCTGCTGCATTGCGCTATCTAAAAGAAAACCCAGAAGCTCAGGCGCAGTTCGACGAGAAATATCCCAATGGGTAAAAACGTGTTCGATCAGTTTGATAATTCGGGCGCTTCTGACAAGCCGGAAGAGGGCGTTAAAAACCCTTTCGATCAGTTCGACGACCCATACACAGCAGTACACCTACAAGGTGTTTCGGCTGGCGCGTATAAGAATGAGGTTTCGTTCTTCGATGAGGGTGTTGATTACACTTCCGGCGTCCCGTCGTGGGGTTTGAGAGCAGACCTTAGCAGAATGGATAACGATGAAGAGAGGGCCAAATATCTCACCGAAAAGGTTGGAGAGAATAATTGGGACCGCGACTCTTCAGGCCGCTATCTTTTGTGGAAAGAGGGCCTTGAGTCTCTTGGTTTGCCAGGCGATATGCCGACCGTCATAGACGAAACCACATTCAGCAAATATGACCTTGCAGATTTCAGAGGGGAGCTGCCCGCCGTTCTTGGAGCCGTGGGTGGCGGGATAGCCTCAACTGGGGTTGGCGCACTTCCGGGTATCGGATTGGTGGCGCTTGGGGCTATGGGGGCCAAAGGCTACGATGAAGCCGCCGATGCCGCTAGAGGGCAAAATCTCCAATCTCCAGACGATGTGGCTGGAGACTTGCTGGGAGTTGGGGTTGAGTCTGCTGTGGGCGAGGGCCTATTCAGAGGGGCGAGGTCTGGGATGCGATATGCGATGGCCCCAGGCATGACCAGAGCGCCAAGTGGTGGTTTCGCTGAGAGGATGAAGAAGCGCCTCCTAGATGCTCCTGTAGAGCCAAGACAGAAAGTGCCACCTAAGCGCCAAGAACTCACGGAGAACGCACTTGAGATGGGCGCTGTGCCGTCCATCTATCAAGCATCAGAGAGGTCTCTGACAGGTCGCGCTCAAAGCATGATTGAAACAGTGTTCGGGCCTAATTCATACCGGACCGCCGGAAACGTAGAAGCCATAATCAATCGCGCAGAAGAACTTTCTGCTAAAGTGCCCGGTCCTAGCGGTGGAGGAAGGCTCGCTAAGGTCGTACTGCAAAGGAAGGTTGCCAATGCTAGAGATTCAGCAGACGCCGCATTACAAAATGTCGAGAAGCAAGCCAAGGTCAACATTGCGAAAGCAAGACTGGCCGTGGCAAAAAACGGTCCAGAGGCAGATGAGGCTATTATAGCAGCCAAAAAGACATTTGATGACCAAATGAACAAGGCTTATGGGTCGATTGATAATTTGGTGGGCGGCGCGGAGATCGTCAGCAGCGCCCCTATTAAAAACATGGCGAGAGAGATTCTTAAAGGGTTTCCGAAAACAAAAGGTGGCGGCAGGGCGTTTATTTCTCCAGAAACAAGAAAACAGCTAAGCGAGATTATTAACCTCGCAGATAACATGACATTCGGCCAAGCTCAAAGAGCCAGAACCATGCTGAGAGAGGCTTCTGAAAACCCCAACATCCTAAACAACATCAGCACCCGCGATTTAACTCGGCTCAAAATGTCGGTTGACGAAGCCCTTGACCCATCCGCTGACTTTATGACTACCGGGCAAAAGTTGGTCATAGATGCTCGCGGATTACCTCGCTTAGAGACTATCGGAATCCCGCACGAAGCAGGGACCGAGGCCGCTAGGCTGCTGAAACTTACGGGTGAAAGATACCGCGATGGGATTATGCTATTCGATGATGATCTGGTCCGAAGGATAGCAAGAGATCCTTCGCTCGCCGGGTCAATCGGCCCCGCAAAGGTTGCAGAGACAGTTGCAAGGTCAGAGCCATCGGTCATTCAAAACTTGAAAAAAGTCGTTGGGGATGATTCTTGGGGGAAGATCCTCGACAACCATCTCGAAGGGCTGTACAACGACGCCAGTCAAACTAATGGTTCTTTGAACGCAGTTTTGATGCTTAACAAAATCAGAACTATGGGGCCGCGCTTCAATGCCATGTACGGAGCGCAGGCTAAAGAGGTTCGGGAGTTAGTTAGAGAAGCCGCAGCGAAGAATGCGGACATCAACCTTGAAGGACTGAACAAAGCCTCAGATATGACCATCGCTCTGAAAGAAGCCGTAGCTAGAAGAAATACACTAGACCAGATGTTGGGCGACAACGCTCAATTCATCAAGAAAGTTGAGTCTGGATCTCTTACAAGCGATCAGGTTGCCGATTTCGCCTTTCGCTCTGGCAAGGCTCAGAACCCAGAGTTGCTTAGAAGCGTGAAAACAACTCTCGGGGAAAGTTCTCCACAATGGCAGGCCATTCAAAAAAGAGCTATGGGAAACCTGTTAAAACGCATGGAGAAGGAAAGCGACGATGCCGTTAATACCCTGCTCAACGGAGCCGGACTAGACGATGCCATCACCGCGTATGGTCGAGACAACCTGAATGTAATGTTTGGTAGGGATCTGGCCGGGGAGTTAGTGGATTTTGCCAAGACCGTGAAATTCCTAACCAGCAGAAACACCCTCTCTGGTGGAATCGTGGCGGCGAACATAGCCCTTCACCCGGTGAAGAACATTGGCAAGTTGGCCTGGATGAACGTCCTTGGTCGAATTTTCAATAGTAAGGGTGCCATAAAGTATTTCACCGAAGGTCTGAAGGCTCCAAAGACTCGCGCCGGGGCTGACTCTATGAGTAGAGCGGTCAGTCAATTTATAGCCATTGGCGAAGAAAGCGAGTCTCCCGATGAGCCCAACGCATTGCCTAACTGAAGGATGATTTAGATGGCATTTCCAATTCTTGGTAACCCCAAGCCTCAGTTCTTTGACAGTTCAGGAGACCCGAGAGTAAGCGGGACGCTTGAAACACGCAACCCCGCAAATGATGCG